CTGTCGTTGGCTATGGAAGAGCACGGCGCCTCGACCTTCCGCAATGGCGCCCGGGTCTCGGGCGTGCTTCGCCATCCCGGCCGGCTCGGGCAAGAGGCGGTGGCCAACCTCAAGGCGGGCCTCGACGAGTTCCGCTCGGGGGGCGAGCAGGAAGGCCGGCACCTTATCCTCGAGGAAGGCATGGACTATGCCCGCATGGCGATGACCGCCGAGGACGCGCAATGGATCGAGAGCCGGAAGTTCACCCGCGCCGACATCGCCATGTTCTTCGGGGTGCCGCCGCACATGATCGGCGACACCGAGAAGTCGACGAGCTGGGGCACCGGCATCGAGCAGCAGTCGATCGGCTTTGTCGCCTACACGCTCGAGGATCACCTCACGACCTGGGAGGAGACCATCGCCCGCGATCTGATCGATCCCGCGCGGGGTGATCTCTACGCCCGCTTCAACCGGGCGGCACTGGTCAAGGGCGACATCAAGGCCCGCTGGGAGGCCTATGTGAAGGGGCTGCAATGGGGTGTCTGGAGCCCCAACGAGATCCGCACGCTGGAGGACGAGAACCCGCGTGCGGGCGGCGACGTCTACTACCCGCCGCCGAACATGACGGCACCACCGGCGGCGAACCAGGAGGGCGACGGACCGCCGCCGGAGACAGAGGAGCGAGAGCCATGACGCTGCGCAGCGCACCCCCGATCAGCCTGTCGCGCCCGCCGAGGGTGCAGGCGTATGAGCCCGACCCGGGCTTGTTGGACCGGTGGCAGGCAGGTCTCCGCACCACCGACGCCAGCGCCGCGAATGTCATCAGCATGCTCGACGTGATCGGCGCCGACGGATGGACCGGCGAAGGTGTGACCGCCAGGCACATCGCCGCGACCCTGCGGTCGATCACCGCCGACGAGATCACCGTCGATCTCAACAGCCCGGGCGGCGACTTCTTCGAGGGCGTGGCGATCTATAACCTGCTGCGCCAGGACCCGCGCAGGGTCACGGTCCGCATCCTCGGGCTCGCGGCCTCCGCCGCCTCGGTGATCGCCATGGCCGGGGACGAGGTGCAGATCGGCCGTGCCGGGTTCCTGATGGTCCACAATGCCTGGGTGGTCGCCGTCGGCAACCGCCACGACATGGCCGCGGCCGCCGAGACAATGGTGCCCTTCGATGCCGCCATGGCCGAGGTCTACGCCGCCAAGGCTGGCGTCGATCCCGCACAGGCCGGCGCGTGGATGGATGCCGAGACCTGGTTCACCGGAACGCAGGCCATCGACGCCGAGCTCGCGGACAGGTTCCTCGCGGCCGACGTCATCGAGACCGAGACCAGCGGCAGCGGTCCGAGCGCGCTCAAGCGCATCGACAGCCTGCTCGCGAAGCAGAACATTCCCCGGTCGGAACGCCGTGCGCTTCTGGCCGATCTCCGCGGCACGCCGGGCGCTGCCGCATCCGTCATGCCGCGCGCTGACGACGACTGGGCCGCGCTCGCGCGGTCCCTCCTCCAAACGCTCACCTGAGAGGAAATCCCATGACCATGATGTCCCACCCTGCGCTCACGCGCGGGATCGTCGCTGTGCGCGCTGACGCCAGTGGCGATCCGAAGCAGATCTTCGCCGAACTGCAGCGCAGCTTCGAGGCCTTCAAAGCCGAACACAGTGATCAGCTGGCCGCGCTCCGAAAGGGCCAGGAGGATGTGGTCCGGGCCGAAAAGGTTGACCGCATCAATGCGGCTGTGGGCGAACTGCAGGCGGCCATGGATGCGCAGGCCGCGCAGATCGCAGCCCTGCGCATCGGCGGCTCGGGTGGCGCGCCCGGTCCCGTCGACGCCGCCTACAGCGAGGCCTTCCGTGCCCACTTCCGCAAGGGCGAGGTGTCGGCCGCACTGAACAAGGGCGCTGACTCCGAGGGCGGCTACCTGGCGCCGCTCGAATGGGACCGCACCATCACCGACAAGCTGGTCGAAGTCTCGCCCATGCGCCAGATCGCCTCGGTCCAGACGATCTCGGGGGCAGGCTTCCGCAAGCTCTTCTCGGCCCAGGGCTTCGGCTCGGGCTGGGTCGGCGAAACCGCGCCGCGGCCGCAGACCAGCACGCCGCAGTTCGGGCATCTCGACTACACCCCGGGCGAGATCTACGCCAACCCGGGCGCCACCCAGCAGATGCTCGACGATGCCGCGATCAACCTCGAGCAGTGGATCGCCAGCGAGATTGAGGCGGAGTTCGCCTACCAGGAGGGCATCGCCTTTGTCGCGGGAGACGGGGTCAACAAGCCCTCGGGGGTCCTGACCTACGCGGAGGGCGCCTCGAAGGCGACAGCGCATCCCTGGGGCGCGATCCCGACCATCACCGCGGACAGTACGACCGCGATCACCGCCGACGAGCTGATCGACCTCGTCTATTCGCTCCCCGGTCAGGCGGCACAGAACGGGCGTATCGTCGCCAACCGCAACACGCTCGCCGGCATCCGCAAGCTCAAGGACGGCCAGGGCAACTACCTCTGGCAGCCCTCCTTCACCGAAGGTCAGCCGCAGAACGTGCTCGCTTATCCGGTGACCGAGATGGCGGCGATGCCCGATGTCGCGCCTGGGGCCATGCCGCTTGCCTTCGGCGACTTCCGCCGCGGCTATCTGATCGTCGACCGCACCGGCGTGCGCGTCCTGCGCGATCCCTTCACCAACAAGCCCTATGTCCATTTCTACACGACCAAGCGCGTGGGCGGCGGCCTGCTCAATCCCGAGATGCTGCGGGTCCTCAGGATGGCCGCAGCCTGATCCAATCAGCCCGGCCATGCACGCCGGGCGCCCACCCCCTGTCCGAATGGAGGCCATCATGGCTGCGAAGAAGACTGATGCCGGATTGAAAGCCGATGCGGCTGCGATCGAGAACGGCACCCACGGTGTCGCTGATCCTGCGCCGGCGGCAGCGCTGGAGGACGCCTCGGGCGCGATCATCGAACCCGCAATCACCGACGCCGTCGACGTGAGCCACGAGAGCGTCGACGCCAATCCGCGCGAGGGCACCACCGCTGCGCAGAATGCCATCGACTGGAACGACCCCAAGCGGGTGAGGCCTGATGAGGCCGACTTCACCGGACACGGTGTCGACCGGGCCGTCTACGGCAAGGTCGCGGACTGATGCGGCTGGTCCTCGTCGTCCCGCCCGCCGCGCAGCCGATCACCCTGACCGAGGTCAAGGCGCAGGCCCGCGTCACGCATGATGACGAGGATCTGCTGCTCCAGCATTACATCGACGCCGCCACCGCCTGGCTCGACGGCCCATCCGGCATCCTCGGTCGCTGCCTCGTCACCCAGACCTGGCGCGCGGAACTGGCCGCTGTCACCGGGCCGGTCCAGCTACCGTTTCCTGACAGCACTATCGACAGAGCCGTGTTCACCGATGCGGAAGGCGGCGAGCTGGCCTATGACGTCGTCCTGCACGACCAGCCTCCGCTGCTGCGGCCGAGCTCTGGTGCCGGCCGCCCCGCGGCGATCACCTTCACCGCAGGCTATGGCGCGCCGGCCGAAGTGCCCGCCGCCATCCGGCAGGCCATGCTGCTGCTGGTCACGCAATGGTACGAGCATCGGCAGATTACCGGCACCGGAAACGCATTGCCCTTCGCGGTCGAGGCGCTGCTCGCGCCGTATCGCAGGGTCCGGCTGTGAGAATGGCAGCGGGGCGGCTCAATCAGCGCGTTACCTTCCAGGGGCACGTCATGATCGAGACCGACATGGGTGGCGTCATCGAGGGTTGGGAGGATCGATTTACCCTCTGGGCTCATGTCCGCTATCTGCGCGGCTCTGAAGCCTATTGCGCGACAATCTTGATGAGACGCGCGCGTCAATCTGGATGAGCTTCTACGTCGCGGCGTCTGGCAGGGTATCAGCGTGATTGTCGCTGGCAAGGCCCTGCGGGCCGGGTGATTGACGCTCCGCGACAGACTGGGGCGTATTGTTGATTGTCGCGAATGCGGCCGGTCGTCCCCGTGTCCGCTTTGCCTCCATGGCGCTGCGCCGGCGATAGCTTTCGACATTC